TCAACAACAACCCGAATTAAGTAAAGCAACTCAAATTACTTTACCAAGGATGTCTTTTGAGGTTAATAATATTTCATATGATCCATCAAGAAAATCTGGAGTAACTCAAACTTTTAAGGCAAAGGATGGTAAAAAATTAAAAAAAGTCTTTATGCCAGTACCATATAATTTGGGATTTGAGTTAAATATTCTTACAAAATTACAGGATGACTCGTTACAAATATTAGAACAGATACTACCATTTTTTCAACCAGGTTTTAATTTATCAATCGATTTAGTTAAGCAGATAGGTGAAAAGAGAGATGTTCCTATGGTTCTAGAGAATATTGCCTTTCAAGATGATTATGAAGGAAATTTTGAGACTAGAAGAGCATTAATATACACATTAAGTTTTACTGCAAAAACTTATATGTTTGGACCTATTGCAGATAGTACTGATGGTCTTATCCGTAAGGTTCAATTGGATTACTATAGTGATACAAATACAAGAACTGCATCTCGTGAAATGAGATATACAGTCGCTGCTAAAGCGAAAAAAGATTATAATGAAGATACTGTGATTGATCAGTATGATGATCCATTAATTCCACCAGGTGATGATTTTGGATTTACTGAAGAAAGAACATTCTTTGGTGATGCTAAAGATTTCAGTCCAACTCGTAAGGTAGACTTGTAATCATGAAAGATAATTATGATGACTTAAATGATACTTTTAATACAGATTCTGCGATTGAAGTAAGTAATACTCCCGAAGGTGGTTGTGTTAGAAGGAAAGATGAAATTAGAAATGTAACTGGTGACATTGATAAGGACTATCAATATACTCGTGCAAACTTATATTCATTAATCGAGAAAGGTCAAGAATCTCTTAATGGAATTATGGAACTTGCTGGTGAAAGTGCAAGTCCAAGAGCATATGAAGTTGCAGGGCAAATTATTAAGTCTGTTGCTGATACAACTGATAAGTTGATGGAGTTGCAGAAAAAGGTTAAGGAAGTTGATGAAGAGAAAATAAAAACTACAAATAACGTTACAAATAATGCTGTTTTTGCTGGTAGTACAACTGAATTACAAAAGATGCTAAAAGATGGTATTCTAAATAATAAGGAAGATAATACCTGAACCATGTCCCACTTACATGAAGATCAAGATATAAATGCTTTTATCAATAAGTTCAGTCAGAAGAAAAGTGTTAGAAAAGCTTTGACACAAGGTAAAAAATTAGTTTTTGGTAAAGGTGGATTAAAAGATACTGCACATAGTCTTGCAAATAGTGGTATAGAAACTGATATGAAGAACATGGGAAAGGGATTGCTTAATTTAGGAATTACTAAAATGCAAAATAAAATTAATAAAGCATTTACTGAAGGATTGCATTATAATTGGAGAGATGATTTTATTCCAACTAGATACGAAACTGTTGATATTATAAAACCAGAACCACTTAAACCAACTTCATCTAATGTGATGTATGAGCATATTGATTGGAAAGGTGAAATAATTTCTGAAAATAGACTTGCAGCTCAAGTTCTTAAGACTATTGGAAGTGGTGCACTTAAAGGTGCAAGATATATTGGTTCTCGTGCGGTAAAGGATACTGGTAAAGTTGCTCAATTTGTTACCAATCCAAAGAATTTGGCAAGAGCAAATAAAGATATTGATGTTGCAGGTAAGGCAATAGGTAAAGTTGGTAAAGCTGTAGGAGAAATCCCTGCACGTACATATGCTGGTTTTAGAGCAGTAGGTGATAAATTAAAGCAAGGTAAGAGATTATTTGGTGCTGCAACTGATAAAATACAAAAGGGTGTAGAAAAAGTTAAATCAGTTAACAGGCAAGGTACAATTGCAATACGTAGAGCACAAATTAAAGGTGATCTTGGACCTGGTATAGGCGATTTTCTTAGCAAAAAAGCTGGAAAAATAAGTGCTGCTGCTAAAAGATGGTATAGTAGAAATGTAAGGAAACCTCTTTGGAAGAGTACAGTTCCTAGAAAGATGATAAACGTGACACCAACTGCACCTACTAAACAATTAACTGGAACTACTACTAAAGGTTTAATTGGTAGTAGTAGACCAATGAGAGGTGGTCCTGTTACTAAAGGTCTTAAAGATTCTGAAATAAGACATCAGGGAATGACTGCTCTTCATAAGCTTCAGAAGTCAAATAAATTAACAAATAAAATGGCTGCTGCAGTCACGAAAGGGAAGATAAAAAAAATTGATCAAGCATTAAAAATACCAGATCCTGGTGCCTTAGCTACAAGTAAAGGTAGTAATATAGTAAAATCTCAAAGTAAATCAATTACAACAAATAGAGGTGGAAAGATTGTTTCTAACTCAGGTGGAAAGATTGTTACTAATTCTGGTGGAAAGATTGTTACTAATTCTGGTGGAAAACTCCAGAAAGGAAAGCAACTAAGTATTCCTGGAATTACAGGTAAATCTGTTACTCGTATTAGCACATCTGGAAGTGACAAAAATCAAATGGGTAAAAAGATTTGGGATATAGCTCGCAAAGGTGGTAAAATAGGTGGTGGTGTTGGACTTGCACTTGGACTTGGATCTTTCACAAAAGGAGTTTATAAGGGTATTACTGGAGGTGGATCTGGTGGTGGATCTGGATCTGGTGGTGGTTCTGGTGTAGTTCCACCTATAACAGATAATGGGAAAAAGGACGTAGATCCTAAAGCAAATCCTATTATAAAGGATAATAAAAAGAAGGATACTAATCTTGGAAGTAGAACTAAATTTGTAGGAAAAAATTCTACATGGACTGATAGGTATGGTAATGTTATTGCACCAAGAGAAAAAAAGAAAGTAGATGAAGGAGTAGCAGTATTAGCAAAACCATTATTGGGAGCAGGAGCTAAAGTATTAGCTAAAAAAGTACTTCCTTGGGCAGCAACTGCTATTGGTGGTGCTGGAGTTGCAAATCAAGTTCTTAAAACTAGAACTAATGCTTTACCTGATGGAGATATTCCTGCTGATATCAAAAAGCAAATGGATGATGATGATTCTATCGAAAATTCAGCAAATATACCTGGTGTCAATATAGGTAGACCAGATGTAGAGAAGCATATGGGTACTAATGAGAAACCCAATGCAATGAAGGATAAGTATGATAAAGATGCTCTTACAAATCAAGATTTTGATAATACGTTAGATCCGACAGGAGATCAAAAAACAAAACCAACATTAGAGAAATTAAGAGCAGGTGCTAAAACTAGATCTAAAACTAAAAATGGTAAGACTAAGACAAACGAATCTTTTAATTGGAGAAGTGACTTGAAGGTTGATGAAACTACTTGGGGTAATGTATGAAAATATTATCACTACAAGCAACTCTAGGATCTGCTACTAATATCAGTAATGCTCCTGTTGTACGACTTTTTAATAGCGGTACTTCTAATATACTTGTAACTAGAAAGGATTATGCTGGTACAGTTCTAGGATCTTTTATGGTTCCTGCTGGTGAAGTAATATATGCTGAAAAATATTTTACTGATACTCTAGAAGGTAGTGCTGATGTATTGGCAACAAAGACTGCATACTCTTCTATGATGAGTTTTGTAGGATCAAGTTCTACAGGTCCAACATATACTCACTCAGTATCTTCTACTGCTGTAGATGAAGGTGGAAGTTTTACTACTACTATTTCAACTACTAATGTTGATGATGGGACTAATTTATATTGGGAATTAACTGGTGTAGTCGCTGATGATTTCTCTTCAGGAGCACTAACAGGAACAGCATCTATATCAAGTAATTCTGCTACTTTCTCACATACGGTTGATGAAGATAATTTAACTGAGGGTACAGAAACTGCTACGATTAAAGTTTATAGTGATTCTGGAAGAAATACTCAGGTTGGTAATACTTTAACTGTTACTATTTCTGATACATCTACAACACCACCAGCTACTCCTGGTTCTACATCTTTTGATGGAAATAATGATTATCTGTATGTCGGTGGAAACGGGGCTAGAGTTGCTATGGCAGACTTTGGAACTGGTGCATATACTATTGAATTTTGGATGAAAACAACAAAGGCATCTCAATGGCTTGTCTTTAATGCCCAACAGAATACTGGAGTTAGAATAGCTTTAGGAAACAATGCTGGTGGTAATACTCCTGGTCAAATAGAAATCAATGAACAATCTGCTAATGGTGATCAATATACCACAGCTTCTGGTCGTGTAGATGATGGAGTATGGCATCATATTGCCTTTTCTAGACCAGATGGTGGACAAGTTAAATTATTTGTAGATGGGACTCTTAAAGCTACTGGTGTTGATAGTGGTAGAGATTTAAGTGCAGGTAATGGAGTTGATAATTTTTTAGTTGGAAGAAGGGGATCTGGTGGCCCATACTTTGATGGTGAAATGTTTGGTCTTCGTGTTATGAAAGGGCAAGCACTTTATACTTCTAGTTTTACAGTTCCTACATCAGTACTTACAACAACAAGTCAAGGTGCAGATGCTAGTAAAGTAACACTTTTATGTTGTCAAACAGATGATGTTACACATTCTGATGTATCACCAGAAGCTAGTAATACTCTTGGTGTTTATGGACCAACATCTAGTTCAGATACTCCATTCGCTAGTACATATGATATTAGAGTTTGGACTGATACTGCCAATGCATGGGCTTATAGAGCACTTAGTATAAATGGAACAGAAGTTTGGAACGGACTCAGTGATCCTGGAGTTCAGTACCAAACATTTACTGGATATACTTCATTTACCGCTATTAGAGTGACAAGAGTTGGTTCGGGTGGTAAAGCTAGACTTGCACAAGTTGCAGTACAAAAAGATGGTGGAGGTTATAAGGTATTGCAAGATGGTGTTGATACTGGATTTGGAACTGTTACATGGAGTTCAACGGGTACTGCTACAGGTGGTTTTTCCGATCCTGCTGCGGATGCGTTTGATGGAGACGATACGGATACATCTTCACCAAACGACACTGGTGTAGGAAATTATGTTGATTATACCTTTAGTCAGTTTTAATTAATATAGATAATTCATTATAATAAATAACTTTATAGTGTAAGTAAGAGTAATGTCAAGAACTTTAATTAAAGGTGCTGAAGCAGCATGTGGCACATCAACAGGAGCAGCAAGTACATTTGGTAGTGCTACTGTTGTGCGTTTAGTTAATACTGACACAAGTGCTCACTTAGTAACACTTGTTCAAGAAGCAAGCGGAACTCTTGTTGGTTCGTTTACAATGCCAGCAGGTTCAGTTGAGTTTTTAGAGAAAGTAAGCACATACGCAAT